CTAGGTCTGTCACCTCTATCACGGGTACGCATATCTTCAGCAACGTCTTCTTTAGACTGCTTGTCTTTCTTCACTTGGTTGAAGATTTCATCTACTTTTTGACTTGCAGTCTTCTGCTCAGAGCCACCAAACAAACTACGCAAGAAGGAATCCTGCTCTTCTGGGTCATCCAGTGCCTTAGCTTGGTCTACAAAGGCTTGTAGTTCTGCTAAACGGTCTTCTTTCTTAAATACGTCACCGCCTTCAGCATAGTCTGTTCTCACGGATTTAAACACTGCTTCCATCTGATCGTCCACTGCAAGACCTCCTTCATTATATCCTGTATATTCTAAGTCTAGCTTTGGTTTCTTTGCTAGAACAAGAGGGCCGATTTGGATTACCTCTTCTGCTTCTCTGACAGGTACGTGTTTGTCAGCACCTGCTCTCACGTAGAAACCACCTTGACGACGAGGATCAAAACCAACTTGAACCCAGTCAGGATCGTCTAAGTACTTAACGGCTTGTTCACGGATTGCGTCTGGGTCTAGGTCTTTAACGAAACCTGAGACTGTTGCGTAACCTGTCTTACCAGCTTCACCTTTTCCGATAGCTTCACTTGTCTTTGGGGAAGCTATAAACTTGACTGGCTTCCCTTCTTTACCTGTGTAATGAATAGCCTTGGCATATGTAGTTGCACTACCGCCAGACGCAGACTTAACAGCTGGAGATGTGCCAGCAACAATCCAAGTATCGTGTGCATTGTAGGCAGGGATATCAAGTCTTCCGTTGAACATATCACCGACCTTAAGAGGTGACACATTAACGCCAAGACCTTGGGCTGCTTCGTCGGATAGGATAAAGAAACCGTCTTGTCTTTGGTTTGGTTTAAGAGAAAACACAGTTGCTTTATCAGAGGGTTCTCTCGGCAAGGAGTCCCAAGGATTAACTGGTTTGTACCTGTCTACATTAGCTAGGTGTTCTTCCCTAGTAATTTTATTCTCAAGAAGTTGACGTGTGGAGTCTTCTAACTCAGGTGTTCTGATAGTTGGACTTACGTCTCTTTCTTCACTTACGTACTTCTTTACTTGCTTTTGCCAGTCTTCAGGTGTCTCAGCCTCATCGAAGGAAGACCAACGTTGAGCATACTCTTCGTTAGCCATCTGTCTATTAACTTCGGGTGCTTTCTTACGGATAGACCCAACACCAAAAGCTGACATTACAGTAGGATCTATTTCGTACTCGTTGACCTTATCGATAAGTCTGCTGATAGCCTTGCCACCGTACTTACCAGCAATACCTCCAGCAACCATCATGGCACCTTCGACTGCGGCACTCTCTCCAGCTTTATTCAGCTCTTCTTTGATGTAGTCGTAATCACGTTCTTCCTCTGGTTTCAGGTACTCCTCTAGAACATTGACAACGTTGGTACCTGAATCATAGAAAGGAACAAGAGCAGATGCTGTGTTATTCAAACCAGCCTCTAGTTCTTCAGCAGAAACCTGATCTGACAAAGGAACATCAGCTGACATCCGAGGTCTACGTGAAAGGACTTCCTTGGATCTCTCAGCTTTAGTTTGAGGCTCTTCTTGAGGTAAACCGAAGACCTCTTGCATCTGCTCGTCTTCCACTAAACCGCCCTCATCAAATCCAATCAACTTCTTTATCTTCTGAAAGAAACTAGGTTCTGGTACATTACGTTTAGGTCTTGTCGTTGGACCTCTGTCCCTGTCAGTTTGAAAACCTCTTTCACCAAGAGATTCGTTAGCTAACTCATAAACAGCAGTCACAGTCCTATCCAGACGGTCTTGTGAGTCCTCATCTAAGTTTTCGTAGTACTTGTTGAAAGACTCAACACCTTCTCTCTCAAAGACACCCTGTAGGAGAGCATGTTCGTACGCAGGTCTGTCTGCATAAAGAAGATCAGCTACATCTTTCCCAAAACGTTCAGAGACTTGCTCAGGTGTATAGTCTGTACGGAGTTTCTCAAAACCTCTGTGCATAAACTCATGAGCAGCTGTCTGAGGGTTTAAGCCCTTTTCACCGAAGAGTACAACATCACCTACTTGGAAAGGCTCTGTGTTGGGGCCACCTGATGGGTAAATCTTAGCTTCACCACCCCTTAAAGCAGGACCACCTTCAGCTTCTTCAGATCTAGTAAAGTAAAGACCTCTTGCATTGTAGTCTGAGTTAGGATCTTGCCTAAAGGTATCTCCCTCTGTAAGACCTAGCATTGTGACAGGGTTGTTCTCATCAGGGGATGTTAGAACACTTCCGTTGTCACCTCTATAAACAGCATCCACAAACTTAGGTTTTGACTCGTCTGGTCTTTTCTTTGGGATAGGAGACTTATCCACCATTTAACTTGTCCCTTAACATCTTCATACGACGAAGAGCATGAACCTCACCTTGGAGCCTAAACATGTCTCTTTGTTCGTGTGCTTGTTCCATCTGCTTATGTGCAAAAGCAATTCTTTCGTCTAGCTCTTCTAGGAAAGCTGTCCAAAGTTCTTTGTTGTTAACGAGAGCCTTTAAGATCATGCAGCAGCCTCACCACCGCCAGTGTTACCTGAGAAGCCCTGTTCTCCTGGTACAGGAGCCGTACCTGTTCCAATAGTGCCACCCCCTGCTCCAGAGGTATCCTGCACTTGTGCGCCAGCTGGTGCTCCCTCAGGGCCACCTTGTGGTGCAGGTGCACCTTGTTGAGGAGCTTCAGGTTGTTGTGGCTGCATTTGCTTTAGGATCTCAGCTTGTAGTTTTGCGTCATTGATTGAGTTCACAACCTTATCAGGGTCAAGATCCATCGACTTAGCAATCTCACGAATGATGTAGTCCATCTTAGCAAAGGGTGCCAGAGTTGGGTTCTGTGTGATCTGCAAGAACTGCATCAAACGTTGACTACGTACTTCGTTAGCCATCAAGGACTCCGTACCTTGTGCCTTAACCTCTAGGTCACCTTTGATCTCAGGATCGAAGTCGAATTGCATGTTGAAGTTAAAGAAAGCTTTACCCAGAGGGGCAAGCAGGTAGTCATCAACGTTCTTAACTACGTTACGGATAGAACCGTTAGCAGCTGACATCAACATAGAGATACCAGAAGCTGTACGACCTACACCTGAAACACCTGTCTGCCCGTGAGCAAACGATGGGAAGCCTGTAGATTCGTCTGCAAGGACACGAGCCTTGTCAAACATCTGCATGTTCTCGTTAGATACGTTGGGGAACTTGGTACCAAAGATAGCCTGTCCTGGTGCACCACCTTGTCTACGGAAGACTTTTCCTGGGTACACAGATAAATCTTGACCTGGGACTAGGTTAGTCTCATCAATCTCAATCAACATATTACCAGAAAGTGCAGCATTGTCAACAGCCATACGCATAAAGCCATTCATCAATGTCTGTGTGTCGTCCATGTTCTCAGCAATACCTACACCAAACATGCTGTAAGGATTAACCTCATAAGGCACTGTGTAGTAAGGCAGGTAGGAAGGTGTGAATGGGTTCATCACCAAACGTAGAACCTGACCGTTACAGACCCACACATTAACTGATAGCTGGTCTAGGTCTTCGAACTCTTTTGGGATGTCTAGATTCTGATCCCGTAGAATGTCTGTATCTACGTAACCCCAGAACTCCAACACCTCAAACCGTTGTGTCTGAGTCTGTTGGCTCTCGTCTTCCATAGCTTGTTCCCACCACTCTTTGGTGTAGGATTCACCCATAGAGATAGCAGTGTCGATAGCATTGTCACGGAAGTAAGGTCTTCTCTTAAGTGCTCTGATCTGAGAACGAGACATCTTGTGACGTTCTACAACGTACTCAGCTTCTTCCATGTTGGCTGCATCAGGGTCTGGATAGAAGTTCCATACAGAAACAGTTGAGCACTTAGGTACAGTCTTGAAGACTGGTGTGTACTCACCATCATCCGACCAATTAGGGTACTCTTTGTCTATAGCAAATGGACCCTTCATGATACCTGTACCAAACAGAGCACACTCAAAGGCAGTAGACCGAAGTTCTTTCTTGGCGTTAGATTCTTCTAGCTGATCGTGGATCTTCTTTTCCATCTTCTTGGCTGATACCATAGCTGGATGGAAAGTGATCTGTGTTGGTGTTGTACCTGGTCCTTCTTTCAACTTATCTTGAACAGGGGCCAGCTTACCTGTTAGACCTGCTAGACGTTCCTTTAACTCAGGCATAGTCTCCCCAGGAAGAAGCTTAGTCATCTCAGGGTCTAGTTGAGCAGAGGTTTCCGTCTGCTGTGCCATAGGATCTGTATCATAGTGAACAGATTCAGCTACACCTTCAGGTAAAGTTGTTGGATCGATTGTGATTGGGAACTTGTTAGCACCAAACAGAACATCAACGATCTGACCGTAAGCAGCTAGTACTTTTGTCTTAGTAACCTTAACGAAGATCTGGGACTTCTCTGAAGAAGTAAACTTAACGTCTGGGCCGTACAAACCACGGTAGTTACGATAAGCTTGAATCCAACGTTGTTCGTCAGTGTAACGAGCAGTCTCTGCTTTAGAGAAACGTTCTTGTACGAAACCTACGATAGTACCTGTTGTTTCATCTACGAAGCCTTCTTCGTCCATATCTTCAGCATAGGCAACACCTTCTGCGTCCATGTTCGGTTCTGCTTCAAAGAGATCATCTTCTTCCATGTCTCGTCCTTCTAGTATCCAAATGTAGAATCAGCTGCTTGAAAGCCTGATCTCTGGGTTGGGGCATTAAAGTCAAATAGACTGCTTCTTGGTCTTGTCATGATACCGTATCTAACAGCATCGTAAATGTGGTCTTCAGACTTTGTGTCAACATCCTCTGGGTTTGACTTGTCTAAGGGGATAGAGGGTATTTGAGCTATTGTGTTTAAACAGTTGCTAAAGAAAACAATGCGAGGCTTTTCTGTAAACTCGTCAACCTGTAAACGTCTGTGTAGTTCGTTCTTACCTGAGATACGAGATCCCTTAGATCTATCTGATGGCCTCCATCTACAACCTTTAGCAATCATTTGTTCTGCTAGGCTTGGGCCTGTATCACCTCTTTTGTGCCACAACGAGGAGTCAAGAACACCGTATCGGATCTTTTCACCTGCTTCTAGCTCTAAGATCATGTCAGCTAAGTCAGTAGCTAGAACTTTAGATACATACAATTCTCTGTACACAATAAGCTGTTCATCAGGTGCTACAGCAAACCAAACTACAGCTGAGTAAGATCCGTAACCGTAGTCTGCTGCTCTGAAACGAGGCCAGCTGTCTGGTATCTCGAAAGGATCAACTACGTGTAAACTCCGTCTAAACTCAGGAAATGCTGCCCCTTCGTTGATATCCCAGTCACCATCCAAAAGCTGTCTACGTTGATGCTCAGGTAGTGAAAGCAAGTTAGCTTCGTACATACCATCATCTGACAAGTAAGGGTTATCGAACAGTGTAGCAGGAATAAACTTACGTTTAAAGAGGGGTTCACCTTCTCTGCTGTGTCCTTTAGGCCAAGAGATGACCTGCCCTTCTTCATCAGTAGCCCAGAAAGCCTCATTAGGTGTGCTTGGGTCAATGAAAGTACGTTTTACCCATTGATGCCCAGGTCCACCAGGGTTTGATGTAGCTCTCATGTAGAGAGGGAGACCTGCTGCTTTTGTTGTACGTAGGCGTGAACGCATGTACTGCCAAGCATATGGGCTTCCCCACTGTGTAAGTTCGTCAAAACCAATCCAGTTAAACGCCTGACCTTGGTATCTCATAACGTCTTCGTCACGGTCTAGGTAAGACATCCAGAGTGTTGCACCACTGGGAGCTACCCAAGTCTTGTCTCGTTCCATGAACTTAATCCCTGGCAATGCTCTTGGGTAAAGTTGCTTGGAAACTGAGATAAGTTCCCTTAGTTCCTCTGTACTACGGCGAACAAGTAGCATACGAGCATGGGGGTTGTTCAAGTATCGAACAGGATCAGCCACCATTGCGTAGGATTTGCCACCACCAGCTGCACCACCATATAGAACTTCTTGCTCTGATGCTGCTAGGAAAGCTGTCTGTGGACCAGGGTTAGGCTGAAAGATAATGTCTTGTGCAGCCTCAACGTCATAGTCAGGAGCTTTCGCCTGTGCTGGAACTGTCGTCTTCTTCGTCTCTGAAGAGCTTTCTTGTTCTGGAACCGCCGATGCGACCTTCTTCGATTTTCTTCGCCTTCCTTGCCGCCTCTTCATATTTCCGAGCATAGGTTCGGTAGGCACTGGTTGACCTTCGTCTTTTTTCTTCGAGTCTGACACGTTTATCCAATCCTACATGGGAGATGTAACGACCTGACTGCTTAGATAACCAGTGGGCTACATTCCTGATGCTGTACTCTTGTAAGAGTAGTTTTGCTTTTTCTAAAAGTTCTAGCTCTTCTGGAATAGGGATTAAGAGATCAGGATCGTCTTCGTCTTGTTTGTATCCGAAAGGTATGTGTCTTCCTACTCTGATGATTGGGTACCACTCTCCGTCTTCTCCTCTGAGAGGTATACGCCAGTCTACTTTGGTAGGGTATGATGTGTTATTGGAAGCTCTCTTACTCATCTTTCTCTTTTGCAGGAAGAATGAATAGAGGGTCTGAAGACTTAACTTCGACCTTTTCTGTTTTAGTGAAGCCAGCACGATCCAACAGATCTTTAGCTGCTGCCATCTTTTCTTTTACACCTAAGTCAGCTGGATCTTGCATCACAGAGAACATGGTGTAAGCAGCCTTCGTGGAAGACTGTGCAATGAACTTAGTTGTTAGTTCTGCAATCTCAGTAGCCAGAGGCCCAGTTACTTGAGAAGAAGGAGTGTGAGGCCCGTAACCTGCAATCTTCATTGCCTTACGGACATCACCCTTTGCTTCATCGTCAAAGAGAACCTCAAGAAACTTTTCTTGCTTTTCTGTCAGTTTACGATTCATATATAATCCTTCTGATGTCACACCGAGATAGACCCATATCGGCTAGCTCTCTGTCTGACAATCTCGTGAGTAAGTGATACTCTGCTCTTTTCTTGTTGTTCTCAATGATTCTGTCGAGCAACTTGTTTAAGAAACGTTTAATCATGGTAAGTTAAATCTCCGTCAGTTATGCGATATGTTGGCTAGGACCAACGGAGATTAGTTTTACATAAATAGTTATAACATACTATTGCTAAGATTGCAACCCCGTTATTACCCTACTGGGATAAACGTTTCAGTTACAGTACACATATAGTCTAGGGTTGGAGCAGAGTTACCTGTGGCAATACAACGAATCTCATCCCCAGGTTCAAGCACAAGGGTAGCACCTGTAAGTAGGATGTAATCTCCTGCACCTAAGTTCTTACCACCGATAAGGTTAAACTCATCCGTAGTAGATGCTTGGTACCACTTAGCCAAAGCCGAGGTAGTACCGTTAGCATTCACACAGAATAGCATAGAGATCTCTGCACGACAGTTAGCAGGGCATGTGTATAGAACCTCTACTTGGTTCTGTACATCACAGATAACACCCTTACTAACTGTACGTGCTGGTTTGCCTTGAGCAAAAAGAGCCATTACTCTTCTGAAGCCTCTTCAACAGGAGCCTTCTTCTTTTTAACAGGCTTCTCACTTTCTAGAGCAAAGGCAAGGGCTGCGGGGTCTTTCGACTCCCACTTCCCTCTGATCTTCTGAGCTAGAACGTCACCTCTGTGACCTACGACTTTATCATTTACTATCTTCATTTCAAACTCTTTTTCAGTTTAAGTTGATTTTCGATCTTCGACTTGTCCCGTGTACGAACCAAAGCATTTGAGTTAGAACCTACAACCCACTTCATTCCGTCACCTGCATCTTTACCGATCTTGTCAGAACGAAGAGCCTTCTTACGTGCATCACTCCAGTTTGCAAAAGGATCTGCTGCCTTAGTTTTAGCCTTAGGCTTAGAAGCAGTAGCAGGACGAGCCTTTGGTCTAAGAGATGTTGCTGGGGTGCTAGACTTCTTAGTTGTCTTAGGCTTGTTGTTAGGACGTGAGGTTGGACCTGAGGACTGCTTAGGCTTGTCTGAAGGTCTGTTGTTAGGACGTGATGCTGGACCTGATGACTTACCCTTAGGTGGTGTTACATCAATCTCTGGTACATCAGGCATAGCTGTTGCACGTAGACCCTGTGGTCTTGAGTTCTGTGGACGAGGAGGAAGATTAGGACGTTCCTTGACCATAGACTTAGGCATCTTAGGTGGCCTACCTGTTCCTGTGGAACTACCTGATGTAGACTTAGGTGCCTTGGTTTGAACAGCTGGTGGTTTAGCCTTAGGCTTAGGAGTTGTTACCTCAGTCTTAGACTTAGTCTGGTTTGCAGGTTTAGTTGCACGACCTGTCCGAGGATTAGGTGAACTTGCTCTTG